CTTCCGAAGAGGAAGACCTGTACGCAGACCCTGTTGAAAAGCAGTACAAGCAGTTGGAACAGCGTGTTCAGGCTTTCGAGAAAGCGAAAGCAATGGACGAGTTGGAGAAGACCGTACAAAACCTTCAAAACAGGTACGGCTCGGATTTCGATGCCAATGAAGTGATTTCCAAGGCACTTATCTTGGGGTCATCTGATTTGGAAGCCGTCTACAAAACAATCGCATTCGACAAGGTCTATGAGGATGCCCGTGCGGTTCGTGCCCTTCGAGAGAAGAAGGAGCAGGAACAGGCTCAGGTGGCTCAGGCAAAGCGTCAAGCGGCGGTTGTGAGTGGCGGTGCTTCGTCTTCTTCGGCTGATGTATCTGCAAAACCAATTACATCATTGCGAGACGCCTTTGAAGCCGCAAAACGGGTTCACAGCGTCTAGCACTAACCTCTAAGGAGAACCAAAATGCCAGGTAATGCCAACTTCGATGCGTTGCTCTCAACGACGCTCGCTAACTACCGTGCACAGTTGACCGACAACGTCTTCACGGCACGCCCATTCACCTACTTCCTCATGGACAAGGGACGTATCCGCATGCTCAATGGCGGTACGAAGATTGTCGAACCGCTCATCTACGGTCAGAACTCGACCGTGGCATCGTACAGCGGCTACGACACCATCTCGCTGACCGCACAGGAAGGCATCTCGGCAGCCGAGTACGACTGGAAGCAGTACGCCGCCTCCATCGCAATCTCGGGTATCGAGGAAGCAAAGAACAACGGCGAGCAGGAAATCATCAACCTGCTTGAGGCCAAAATCATGCAGGCTGAAGAGTCCATGCGTGAAGGCTTCAACCAGATGTTCTTCGGTGACGGAACCGGCAACTCGGGCAAGAACTGGAACGGCCTCGGCAACATCGTCGAGTCTGGTAACACCGTTGGTGGTATCAACTCGGCAACCGGTCAGGGCAACGACTTCTGGCGCTCGTACGAGGAGAACACCGCTGGTGCGCTCACGCTTGCTCAGATGGCAACGGCCTACAACAGCGTGTCGGTTGGTAACGACCACCCAGACATGATTCTCACGACTCAGACCCTGTTTGAGAAGTACGAGTCGCTGTTGCAGCCACAGTTGCGTTACACGGACACCAAGACGGCAGATGCTGGATTCCAGAACCTGCTGTTCAAGGCCGCTCCTGTGACCTACGATGTGCACGCAACCGCTGGTGTCGTGTACTTCCTCAACAGCAAGTACCTGACCCTCGTCGGTCACTCAGGCAAGTGGTTCGCTCAGACGGAGTTTGTCCGCCCAGAGAACCTCGATGCCCGCTACGCACTCATCATGTGCTACGGCAACCTCACCTGCCGTAACCGTGCGAAGCAAGGCAAGTTGACTGCAAAGACCGCCTAGTCGGTTCTTTCAGTCGTAGGACTGGGGAGGGGGGAAACCCCCTCCCCTTTTCTTTTGGGTAACAGATAGGGCTATTGAGTGATGATGAAAAACGCTAAACCAGCCCACGCCCTTTATGGGCAACCAGTTCACAGCCAGCGTCTTGCTCATGCGGATGGGGCTAAATTGGCTTCAGCGTCCGCCCCGTATCTCGGGCGAGGCAAGTGCATGGGTAACGATGACACCTGTGAAGGTCCAAAGGCAAAGGGGACCGAATACTGCATCGGTCATCTCCGCTCTATGGGGCAGGCTAAATGAGCATCACCCTCAACATTCTGAGGGACCAAGTTCGTTCCATGATGGACTTGGACGAGACTGACCTCCCAGACTCGGTCATTGACCAGTTTGCTCGGGAGGCTTTCCAGCGTATCTACACGCTTGAGCGTCGTTGGCCATACCTACAGACGACATACTCCACGACCACAGCGGCTGGTATTCGTTCGTATCTGATTGAGAACATTGGTGACATTCGTGAGATTATCTCAATTGTCGACACCTCGGCATCTGGTAATCGCTTCACGCTAATCGACCACAACAATGCGGAAGAGGTGTGGCTTGGCAACACTGATGTGCCGGGTCGCCCATACTTCTTCTCCGTTTGGGAGAAGCAGATTCATCTATGGCCGAAACCTGATACCGCATACACCTTGTCGATTCGTGCGTACCGTAATCCGTCGTACGATTGGTTGACTAGTGCTGATGACGACATCGACATCGATGAGTGGTTCCATGCGTTGTTGCCATACTTTGTGATTGCGAAAGCGTATCAGCGTCAAGAGGATTCTGAACTGTCAACGATGCATATGAGAGCGTTCGAGGAGGGCGTAGCCCTCGCTCGACGAGACCTCATGAAGGCTTCTGGTGCCCAGCCAGTAATCATGTCTGGTGGTCGTAAGTATCCGACTATGCGTCGCTGGTTGCAGACGCTTGGGGCGACTCTTGGACAATGAGCGCAATATCCGTTGAGCGTTACGATGACTTTACTGGTGGCCTGAACCTTCGTTCGGACCAGTTTCAGTTGACTCGGAACGAGTCACCTGACATGTTGAATGTTGAGATTGACCCACGTGGTGGTTTGTTCACCAGAGGTGCGATGCGTGAAATCAACAGCACAGCAATCTCGTATACGGGTTCGTGGGCACCTGAACGTCTCTACAACTTTACTGGCGCAACATCGACTGTCATGTTGACCACATCCAGCAAAGTTTACAAGTCGACTGGTGGCAACTTCACCACGCTTCAGTATTCGGCTGGAAATGATGTGACATCACAATCCTCTCATGGTGCCTGCATGGCCCAATGGAGCGACACGATGTACATGTGCATGGGAACTGCTGGCAACGGTGGATACAAGTGGAAGACGACAAATACGTATGCAACAGCGTTGACCGCCTCTGGCGTCAACCCAAACCCTTGGCAAGCGTACAACACCCCAACTGGTGGGAAGATGCCGACGGCTGAACATTTGTTGGTTCATGCCAACAAAATGTTCGCCGCTTACACGACAGAGAACTCGATTCAGTATCCAAACCGTGTTCGTTGGTCGCATGAGAACCTGCCAGAGGACTGGCTTGAATCCGACTACATCGACTTCGAGGGTGGTGGTGTTGGAATCACTGGAATGGCAACCGTTGCTGGTCAACTTGTGGTTTTCAAGCCAAGAGCCATCTACATTGTGTACGGATACGACGCAACAGATTTTCAGGTTGTTGAGGTGACATCAAAGTTGGGTGTAGCAAGCCATCACCACATGGCTGTTGCTGAAACTGGTGTGTATTTCTACTCACATCCTCAGGGCCTGTTCTATTACAACGGCACAACCATTGTCGACTTGTCGGAGAAGATTCGCTCAATTTATCCGTTGGGCCATGTGAACAATGCTCAGACCGACAAGATTTCTGTGTCGTTTCTCAATCGTCGTGTGTGGCTTGCGATGCCGTACTCAACTGTAACAAGTGTAACCGATGCGACTGTCAACTTCATTTATGACCCATCCATTAGTGATGGGGCGTGGGTAAAGCATTCCACCGCTGACGGCAAGGCCGTCGTTGGCGGTGTTGACTGGAGGGATTCGAATGGCACCCCGAGGGCCTTGGCAATCCATGCGACAGAACCACGGGTACTCGAGGTTGACATGTACAGCGAAGTCAACGACCGCATCGGTGGAGTGAACCTCGGGTTCACCACCTACTACAGGACTGGCTGGATTGATGGTCGCAGTTACTCGCAGAAGAAGATGTGGCGTCGACCCGACATTGTTGTGAAGCAGATTGATTCTGCGACTCAGTTGAATGTGAAGGTGTATCACAACTTTGAGGAAGCAATTGGTAACGAACGCAAGACGTTCGTCGTAAACATTCCTGCTTCTGCTTCTGGAATGATTTGGGGTGCTGGTGCTTGGGGTTACGGCTCTTGGGGTGTCATGGCTCAGGGTGCCCAAGTGTTGCGTGGCGCAAACCTTGGGCTTGCTCGTTCTGTTCAGTTGCTGTTCACTGGCCCATCTGGAAAGTACTGGGGCATCGACAGCATTTCATACAAGTTCAATGCACGAAAGGTGACTGGCTAATGGCTGTTACAATCCCACACACATTTACCAATGGAAATATCGCTGAGGCCGCTGAGGTCAATGCAAACTTCACAGCGGTCAAACTGTTCGTTGACAATCTTCAGGATGGCACGAACTTCACTTCTGGTGCGATTACCACCGGTTCGATTGCCGATGGTGCAGTCACCCAGTTGAAGATTGACCCAACGGTCATCACCTCG